TATAATGTCTCCTACAACTCCGAACTCATTGTACGTTCTTGATTACTCGTTGATTGAGTTTCCGGATGATATGAAGAAGGGGAATTTTATTAACTCGTCTGCTTCATCAACATTCATGAGAAAGAATGTAAAGTATGATAAGCATGGTGAGAACTTAGATATTCCTTTGAATCAATTGATGTTCTTCTATGATCTACCAAACGGAACTAATCCAAACCCATTTGTAGCTAAGAGTAGATTAGACGGGCTTAAACAAACGTTGATAAATACAGAAGATAGCCTAATTGCAAAAAACATAATCCTTAAATCAAACGGGAAAGAACTTGTATCAGGAACAAAAGACGGTGCATTCCCATTGTCAGCAGATGAGAAGAAGGAGCTTGAGAATATGTATAACAATGAATATGGTATGTCTTTCTCTAGGAAAAGAGGGATTGTAATGGCAGCAGCCATAACCCATAAGTCTTTGCATATTGCATTACGTGATTTAGGATTGGATGAGTCGATTAAAGTTGATGGTAATATTGTTTACACAGCGTTACATATACCGAAGGACATAATTTCTTTAGAAGCTAAAAAAACTACTTACAATAACTTTAAGGAGTCTATGGTTTCTTACTTACAGAATGAGATGCAGTCTAGTTTAGATTCATTTACGGCTGTATTTAACAAGATTCTTATTGACTCTGGTTTAAGATTGGTTGGTAGCTACGAGCATCTACCTATCATGCAGTTCATACTTATCGAGAGATATAAAGGTGTGAATGAGAGAGCGTTGGCATTAACCAATCTAAGAAAGGCTGGTCTACCTAATGAGATGGCTTTGGAAATGGTTGGGCTTGATCCAACAACAGAATTAGCAGAGATGGTAGCACCAGCAGATGATACAGCACAAGATGAAGCACAAGATGAAGATAACCAAAACGAAGAAGGCGATGAATAACCTAAAAGAAACGGTTGATAACATAGACAAGGCACTTGAATTTGAAAACCAAGACCAAGCCTTAAAACACCAATTAGAAAAAAGAAAAGAAACAATCATAAAAAACGAACCTATAAATAAATAAGCTATGGCAGTAAAACTAGAGATTTCAAACAATTATTTCAAAATAACAAATGGTTCTAGTAATCCTGCTAGGTTTCCATATCGTGATGTTAGATTCCAAGCATTAGATAGCACAGAGCTATTAAACTTCTTTCTTGGTGATAGCTTAAAACCAATCTATCCTGAACCATTCGATTTTGCAGATGAGCCAGCAGAAGGGTCTGTTACTATTGACACAACTACAGCTACTAAAGCAACAGGTACGGTTACATTAGCGAGTGCGGTTGCGAATACTTTCTCAACTGGAACAGCACAATGTACATCTTGTATTGCTGGCGATGAGTTAGTTGTAAACGGGCTTACTTACACTGGCGTAGCTGGTGTAAAAACAGACAACACAGAATTTAGTATTGATACGTCAGATGATGCTACTGCAACAGACTTAGCGGATAGTATAAACAACGATATTCGTGTAGGTACTTTAGGAACTGTATCTGCAACTGCAAGTACTGACACAGTTACTTTAACTACAGACGTTGAAGGAGTTGCTGGTGATGCAACCACTTTAGCACAAACAGGTGGAACAATTACCCTTAGTGGGGCAGTTTTCTCTGGTGGGGTTGACGCAAATATAGCGACTATTAATGGACTTACATATACGGCAGTAGCAGGGGCTAGAGCTGATGATACTCAATTTAGTATTGATACATCTGACACAGCAGCAGCGACAGACTTGGCAGCAGCAATAACAGCAGATACAAGAACAGGATTAGTCCTTGATCTTACAGCTACAAGTGCTTTAGGTGTGGTTACATTAGTTCCTTCTCTTGGTGGTGTTATTGGAAATACAATAGCTCTTTCAGAGAATACAGGAGCAACTACCATAACAGTTAGTGGAGCAACTATGAGTGGAGGTCTTGATGATGCAGAAGTGAGTGGTATCTTAGTTAACTCAGTACAAGTAATGAGTGGAGCAGAGACATCTATAGATGATGTAAGTACTTTAGCAACACAAGTGGCAGCTAATATAACAGCGTTTACTTCAACACCTAATTATACAGCGACATCTTTAGCAGGAGTAATTACCATTACAGCAGCCGATGATGACACAAATGTTAATGGATTTGTTGTAGCCTCAACAGTTGTTAAGGCAACTTCAACAGATGCTAACATGGCAGGAGCAACAGCTAACATTGTAGATAGTGCTGGAGACCCATTTGATACTTGGGCAGACTTAATCACATTCTTAGAAAAGAATACAGGTGGGGAATTAATTGCATAAAAAAGAAAAGATATGATATTAAACTATCCAAGTGACGTAAAAACAGAAAAAGAGAAGTTAGATTACATTGTAAAAAATGAGGATTTGATTTTCGATCAAGCTAAGACGATGTTCAAGAAAGCCGATGGTTTTGGTGGTGCTGTAACAGTGCTTAGAGATATGAACACAACTAAGGCAGTTAAAGCTGAGGACTTATTGGAGAAAGATAGTATAGAGGCTAAATTAGCCATCAATACTACAAATGTATTGGATAGTCATGGCGACTTGCATTTAAACGGTATGTGGGATAAGTCTATTAAGGAAACTGGAAGTCGGGTGCTACATTTACAGGAGCATAAAAGAACTTTCAAGGACACTATTGCCAGAGGTAAGAACTTAAAGGTTTATACTGAAACAGTAGCTTGGAAAGATTTAGGTTTCAAGATGGATGGTGAGACAGAGGTACTTACTTTTGATTCTAACATATTGAAGTCTGAGAATGACTATATGTTTGGTGAATATGCTAAAGGAAATGTATCTGAGCATAGTGTTGGTATGATGTATGTTAAAATGGCTACTTGTATCAATGACGAAGATTATCCTGTACAGAAAGAGAATTGGGATAAATACGCACCTATGGTGGCGAACAAGTCAGCTTTAAAATCAACCATTGTATTTTGGGCTGTTTTGGAAGCGAAGGTAATTGAAGGATCGGCAGTACCATTGGGAAGCAACTCTTTCACACCAACAATATCTATTAAAGAGATAGAGGTTACAGACCATGTTGATTTAACAGACGAACAAATTAAAGAAAATGCCACTAAAGCGTGGTTAAATATAAAGTAGAGCCGAGAAATCACTCTAACCCAAATTGCCGAGAGCCGTAGCGACTACACTCTTATAAATTATTTATAACTTTTAAATCCTAAAAAAATGGATGACATTCAAAAAGCATTAGACAAAAAATTTGAGGACTTGCAAGCACAATTGCAAACAGCTCAAGCAGAGGGAGCTACGAAAGCAGACCTTACAGCATTAGCAGATAAGATTGAAGCTAGTGGTAACGCATTAGAAGCACATATCACTTCTTTAAGAGAAAAAACAGTTAAAACTTATCAGGCTCAATTTGCTGAGTTCTTAATTGAAAACAAAGATCAACTTGCTGAAATTAAAAAGAACAGAGCTGGAACAATTGAGTTTGTACCTAAAACTGTTGGTGATATTTCAACTGGTAGTGGTACTGATTCCGGAACACCTCCTGTAGCTTTACATAACAACCTAACAGAAATTCCTTTACGTAATGACGATATGTTATTAAGTTTAGCATCTGTTTCTAGCACAAACAGTCCTGCCTATTCATATAGTGAACTTAAACCAAAAGAAGGTGGATATACGTTTGTTGCAGAAGCAGGAACTAAGCCACAAATTGATTTTGCGTGGATTAACCGATTTGCAGAGCCTTACAAAATTGCTGCTTATGAAGTACTTTCAGAAGAATCTGTAACTGACGTTGCACGACTAGAAAGTGTTGCTAGAACTTATTTAGCAAAAGCACATGACTTGAAGAAAATCAACCAAGTATATTTTGGTGGTGGAACAGGTAGTGACGCTACAGGTGCAACTGTAACAGGACGTACTTTTGTATCTACTGGTATGGCTAACAAATTTGCAACTGGAACTTCTAATTTTATGGACGTTGTTAACGCTTGTGTTACTGATATTTATAGAACTCAGAACTACACAGACCAACCTCATTATCAGCCAAACATTGTCTTGATTAATCCTATTGATTTCTTCTTGAACCTAGTTGGAGCAAAAGATGGTAATGGACTACCTCTTTATCCTCAAGCTGGATTATTTAATGAAGTACGTATAGGTGGTGTAACAATCAAGCCTTGGATTACTATTCCAGAAGGAAAAATATTTGTTGCGGATATGAAACTAATGAACATCGTTAATTATGTGCCTTTCTCTATTCGAGTAGGTTGGATTAATGACCAATTCATTACAAATGAGTTTACAATGGTTGGTGAGTCACGTTACTACCAATACATTAAGAACCTAGACGAAGCAGGATTTATCTATGACACTATTGCAACAGTGCAAGCAGCTATCACAGCATAATTTTAAAATTAAATTAACCGACCCTCTTCGGAGGGTCTAAATCTAAGTAAAATGTCTGAATTGAAAAAAGTAAAACCAGGTATGTATGAATGTATCGAGATTGCAACAGGGGAAAAAGTTGTTTATTACAGCGACACTGTTAATGCACTCGTAGGAAAAGGTATCTTAAAAGAAGCTACCTTTATTAAGGATAAGGATTACAATCCCAGAGGTAAATAATTTATAACACTAAAGCATTTAAGAATGATAATCAACAACGGGTATTTCACAGGAGAACTTTACTTAGCAGAGGCTAAACCGTCTATGACTAGCGAGGTCAAAGATGTGGAAAGCAAACTCAATGATTTCATTGATGACTACGTTCCTGATTGCATTCTTAAATGTTTTGGTAATAAATTAGGTTACGAATTTATTGCTGAACTGGATTCAACCGAGGAAAATGGACTGAAAGCTAGTGCTGATGCTAAATGGGATGATTTACTAAACGGAACTACTTATACGGATTCGAATGGTGATAGTCAGGTTTGGAAAGGCATGAGATGGAAGTCAAACACTGAGGGCAAGTACAACAGGAGTTTTTTAGCTAGTTATGTGTATTATCATTTCGAGAGTAATGACGATTCACATCGCACAGGTGCAGGAAACTTTAGAATAGAGGCTGCTAATGCGATTAGTGTTAGTAAGAATCACAAAGTTGTAAAGGCGTGGAGAAAGTTTGTTAAGCTAGTACAGGGTGAGTTATCAACTTC